GGGTTCGTGAAGTACTGTGCGGTGGCTTCCGTGGCGTTGATGCCGAGGATCGGGAAGTCGACGGTCGCGAGGCCGGTCGACGGCAGCTTGACCGCCATCTGGCTCACGCGGCAGCCGACGAACAGTTCGCTCTGACCGATGTCCGAGTAGAAGTGCTCGATAGTGTACGAGTCGCGCGTGTGGCCGGTGAGCGGCATCCACGTCTTCGAGCCCATCACCGCGCAGCTGACTGCCGTGCTGGCCGAGTCAGCCACCAGGAGTGTGCCGTCGAGGAAGACGCCGTTCAACGCCAGCGCGGTGATGCCGGTGATGAAGAAATTGTTGGCGTTATTCGCCGTGCCGACCGTGAAGCCTTCGAACTGCGCCACGTCGCCGAGCATGTAGCCGTCCGTCAGGAACGAGCCGGCTGCACGGGTGATCTGCTGGGTCAGCGCGGTGCCCGCCACTGCGTCGAGCGCGGTCGCAGCCGTCGAGCCCGCCTTCTGCCACGCCTGGCGTGTAACGGACGCCATGAACTGCTGCCACGTGCCCACCGACAGTTCGTCGGAGATCGTGCCCGTGACCGAGCGCGTACCGTGGCGGAAGTCGGAGAACTGGTAGTCCGGACGGATTTCAGTCGACTTGTACGTCTTCTTCGACAGATCGACGTTGCTCGACGTGCGGCGCATCAACTGGCCCGAGGACGCCAGCGCGGGGACCGCGAAGGTCGTTTCCTTCGCGATGGTAAGTAGTTTTGATACGCCAACAGCGATCAAGCCGGACATGTAGTTCCCCTATGGAAATTGACGCCCTGTCGGCGTTCTCGCGCGCATTATAGCGGATTCCTAACCGAATACGTCTTCGCGATAGCGAATGCGCACCGGAATAAAGAAAAACCCGTTCTGATCGTTCAAGCCTTTCGCGCGCGTCGGCGTGTAATCGACGTGGATCGTCACGCCGTTCTGCGTCAGGCCCACCCCGCGCGGGAACAGTGCGATGAGCGCATCGGCGATCGCCTCAGCCGGGCCGGGGCCATCGTTTTGAATTCCATACACGTTGATCTGATAGATGCCTACCAGGCGGTCGGACGCGACCCCGAGCCACGGGTTCTGCGTCGGCGCCGGCAGCATGGCGCACTGCAGAAACGCGGTGCTGGGGGATGGCGTATAGCCCGAGTTTTCCCAAGCGACGGGCAGCGCAGGCGTCTGAGCCGCAGCGAACACCGCGATGCGTGTCTCGAAAGCTTCCCGGATGTCTGCGTTCATATTTTCAGTTTCTCGATGGCCGGCTTGACGAACTCTTCTTCCCACCCGATGGCCGTGACGCCAATGACGCCGGCCGGCGCCTGGGTCGAGAAGCCGTTGACCGTCTTTCCTGTGGGGCGCTTGGGCGGGTTGGGGTACAGGCCATACTCGATCGTGGGCATGTACGGCATGGCATTGTTCACGTACGTGATGCCACCGACCGGCGACTCCAGGATCTGCGCAGCGAGTTCCGCGACCGTGTCGGCGCCGCCCGCTGACTCGTCCTTTGCGGTCTCGTCTATGCTGTACGGCCGCGTGCCGGCGCCGAAATTCCAGTTGGCGCGCAGTGGCGTGATATCGACCGGCGTGCGCTCGACCAGCGCGGCCGTGATCCCGATGGTCGCGTCGTGCACGACTGCGGTGACGTTGCCGAGCGCCTTGTCTCGGAACGCCTTGACCTTGGCTGCGAAGTCGTCGGCCATTACGATGTGGTGATACCGCGCACATGCGCCTCGTGCACGATCGGAGTCGCACCAGACGGGTCGGTCGTGGTCGTCGCCTGGACGCTGTAGACGTTCCCCACCGAGTCGATGATCTGGTCGTCCGTGCTCGGCTGGGGCATCTGCACGGCCGCGCCGTTGAGCGTTGCCTGCATGCTCAGCAGCAGCCGCTTGTCACCCTGTTGGATCTCGGTGCCGCGCATCGTCGTCACGGACGGCGAACTCATGGAGAAATCCACGAGCACGCCTTGGCCGACATACGTGGTCGTGGTCGTCGTGTTCTTGCTGGTCGCCGGGTCGTACGAGGTCGCCCCTTGCTGCACGAGCGTGATCTGCTGCCCGTAGCTCTGCAGCATCGTGACCGTGGTGTTCTGGAGCCGCGTGTAGATGCTTGAGAGGGCGGTCATTTGCGCTTCTGCTTTTTCTTCAGCTTGTCGTAGGCCGCGAACAGGCGCTGGCACATCGCCTGCATGCAGTACGCCTTGAATTCCTTGCTGGGATTCTCCTCGCCCAGTTCTTCCATCGCGTAGTCACACAGGTGTGTCGCCTCATGCACGATCATCGCGTGGACCTGTGCGAGCGTCAGGTCGTCGCGCTCCGTGATGCAGATGATCGCAGCCGGCTCGCCGTCGCCCGAGCAGTCGAACCGGTGCACCGTCGCGCCCGACGTCGGTCGGAACAGGTAGGGCGTCCGGTCCTCTGGCTTGATCTTCAGGTGGTCGAGCGCCTTCTGATACTGCTTCTCGGTGATGCAGAGGCAGAAGTTGAACGGGTTCTTGATCAGGGTGCGCTCGCACCAGATGCCGCCGCTCATTCTGGCGCAACCCCGAGAGCGACAGGCGGCATGCCCCCACCGATCACCGACAGCATGACGAGCGCGCCGTTCTTCAGCGCCTCGATCTCCTCAGCGGTCGGGCGCCAGAACGAAACGATGGCGTCGACGCCGTCGTACGTGGTCCGCGTGATAGGCAGAGCGTCGCACGGCAGCGTCGCCTGGTCCCACCCTGCGGGCGCGCCAAGCACTCCGTTATTCGACCGGTGCTGAGTCTTGTTCATATGCGATTGATCCGCGTCGTCAGACCGTTCGTGCCATCCAGATACGGATTGAGCAGCAGATCGATCTGGCGGTAGCGCCGGTACTGCGGCGACATCCGGTCGTAGTTCACCTGGATCGGGCCGACCTTTTCGACGAGCGTGCGTTGATCCAGATCAGGCCACAGCGTCTGATTGGTCTGTGCGAGCACCGCGGCGCGCTGCGCCAGCTCGATGTTGGCCGTCACGACCTCGTTGGGCACCAGGTTGGCCGGGAACGTGTAGCTCAAGCGTTGGTCGACGAAGAATGACGCAGTGTCCTTCAGGATCACGCCGATGCGCGGCCAGTCCAGAGACTGGCCCGGCAGCCACGCACCCGGCTGCCCGAGGAGGGCCGGATTCGGGATCGCAGCCGGCTGCACCCGCAGCCCGAGCCAGCGCATGCGGTACACGCCCGTCATGTACTGGCAAGCCTGCTGCAGGTATTGCTCCTGCTGTGACTCGGTCAGCGCGGCCCACCACGCGTAACCCATGTTCGCGCAGTAGGTGAGGGCGGCAGCGACCGTCGAATATGAATTCGAATTCTGGACGACGGTGCCGTCTTCGACGATCAGCGTGCCGGTTGTCACGATGCAGGCGTCTCAGTATTCGCAGCGGTTTTGATCGCGGCCAGCGCTGCTTCGTCCGCTGCGATCTTCGCGTTGGCGTCCGCTTCAGCCGCAGCCTGCTGGGCAGCGGTCGCGGCATCCGTCGCCTGCTGTTGCGCGGTGTTGGCGATCGACTGCTTCTTCATCGCCTTGCGGCGGGCGGCCTCCGCTGCATCGTCGGCGAGCACCATGCTGTCGGTGAGGTCGGACAGGTTCACGATCATGAAGCCGCCCGGCGCTGCCGGGTTCAGTACTTTGGCGGTCGGGAGTGCGGGCATGTCATTTCACCTTCTTGTTGTGAGCCGCCATCAGCTTCCTGGCTTGCGCCATGTCCGCTGCCTTGTCGGCCGGGGAGTTGTCGTAGAGATCGTACGCCTGCTGCAGCGTGATCTTGCCAGCGGGCGGCGTCTTGTTGGTCATCGACGGTGTCGACTTGGTGCTCTTGACTGCGGGTTTTGCTGCGGGTTTCATAGCCACGTAGAGGCTCCATCGGCTCAGTTTGCCGCATTGTAGCAGCGGAACGAGGCGGTTTGTTAGGTGTCCTGCGTTTGCGCGGCTTTGAGAGCGCGGTTGCGGGCGATCGTGGCTTTGCGTTTGGCGACTGTTTCGGGGGACTGCTTCTTACCCTTGTGCGACTCGCTCATGCGTTGGCGCTGCTCGGCAGTGTAGACGTCCGTACCGTTTTTACGGCGCGTCTCGTGCGCTTTCAGGGCGCGCGCCGTCGCCGCTTCGGGGGACTCGTCACGCGCTTGCTGAGATGCGCTCATCTTCAAGCGCTGCTCATCGGAGAACTTGTCGGTGCCGTTCTTGCGGCGCGTCTCCCAGGCTTTGGACGCAGCGGTTTTGCGGTCTTCCGTGGAGCGGGCGAGTTGGGCCTCACGGATCTTCTGTCCGTTCTCTTCCTTGTCCGTGCGTGCAAACGCTGCTGTGGACTGCTTGGCCTTGGTCTCGTCCGTGAGTACGGCACCAATCCGCGTGCCGGGCTTACCCATGAGCGCCGCGCTGACCTTTGCCACATGCTCCGGCGACTTCGGTACGTCCTTGAGTCCCGCAGATATCTTTCGCTTGGCCTCTTCCGTGTGCTTGGAGCCGCGCCTGAGATCCCCCATCGCTTTGGCTACACGCGCCTTCAGCCAGCCGTATTGCTTGTTGCGGGGCATCGGGTACCGCACCCCGTTAGCGTTCGCCAGCATGATATTCGCAGCGAATGCTAGCTTTCCGTTCTCCGGATGCATCTTTGCCAGAAGTTGGTGAGCAACCATGTGCTCGGGTGCCGTCAGATCAACCAGATTACGTGGCTCGTTGCCGCCTCCGAGGCATCGTGGAACAACGTGGTGGCGTTCCGTGTAGCAAGTCAGCATGCGATTGCGTGCACGCTCGACCAGTATTTCGTAGTGCTTAGCGTAATCCACTTGAAATCCCCGTTCGATTATTTGAAATTTGGAGGCTATTCAGCGGAACGAGCACTGAAAGGGCTGGCCGGCCCGTTCACCTCCGACTCGGAGTTTACACAAACGAAATGGCTCTACGCAAGTACTTTCGCGTAAATCGATACGCTAAAGAAAAACCCTCCATAGCTTTCGCTACGGAGGGTTCTGGTGACAGGCTGTACCGACTACCCCATGAGGGTGCACGTGTGCTCGGGCTTGATGACCGCCGCGCCGTACGCAATCGCAAGCTCGTAGTACACCTGACGATACTGCTGGTAGAGAGAGCAGTCGAAAGCCAGGCCGCTTCGCGGGTCGACAATCGTTACGCGGTCCACCGCCATATCCCCTTCCACGGGGAGCGCGGGCGCTCTCGTCACAAGCGCCAGACTGTTCCGGTGGTAGGCCATATTCGGCGCATATGCCGCCCCGATCGTGACTGCGGTACCGGCTTGCAGCGTGGTCAACAGGCCCGGCTTGTTGATCGTGACCGTACCCGGAGCCGCGATGCCGCCCATCGCAGCGACCACGTAACCGTTCGGATCGCCCGCCGCGTACACGACATCCCCGGGAACCACGGTGCCCGTACCGGTCACCAGCGGAATCGTCGTCGAGCCCATCGGCACGACGCCCGAAGTCACGTAGCCTGCACCGGTACCCTTGGTCGTCTCGCCGATCTGAGCCGACTCGCGGATCTCGAAGCCGTGTACGTCGAGCAGCACGCCTTGGCGCAGCAGCGAGTCGTCGGCCGCTTCATTGGCCTTCGTCAGTTGCGTGAGCGTGCGCATCTTCGCGCCGGCCGTCGTGTTCATCGTCAGGTGGATGTCGGAGAGCGGCGAGCCGTTATCCGAGAGCACCTTGCGAGCGTTGGCCGTGGCCGACAGGTCGGTAGCGAACGGCGTGGTGCCGGCGACGCCGACAGCACGCGAGGCACCTGCGATGAACTTGCCACCGATGTACGCCTCGATGCCGTTGCACAGTGTGCGCATCGCCTGGAGGATCTGGTCGTTCTTGATCTTGGCGTAACCCGGACCCGTGTTCAAGCCGCGCTGTTCTTCACCATTCCAGCGGAACGGAACGGCCTTCGCGAACTCGATCGTGAGCGGAGTTTCGCCGATGATCTGGTCGCCCGTGTTCGGCGCCGTCACACCCGGAGTGATGTCGTTGGAGGCCGATGCCGGCGTGATCGGCACCATGATCTGTTGACCCACTGCAGCGCGGGCGGCGCTGGCGTCCATCGCTACGGACGGGATGAACCCGACCATCTCGCGCGAGACGATGTCCAGCGATTCATAGAGAGTCGGG